GAAGATGCGCTCGGAGGCATGGTTGTACTGGTCGACACACGCGAACAGGATACACCGCGCCTCAGAGCGCGATTAAAGGGCATGGACTGCCCACACGAACGGTGCAAGCTCGATTTTGGCGACTACTCGGCGAAATTCCCTATAGGCGGCGAATGGCTGACGCTAAACGCCGCCGTAGAGCGCAAGATGGATTTTTCGGAATTGGCTCAGTGCTTTTGCAATGGCCGTGCGCGTTTCGCCCGTGAATTTGAACGCGCTAAAACTGCCGACGCAAAGATCTATTTACTTATCGAAAATCAATGCTGGGAGGATGCCTACAGCGGCAACTATCGCAGTCAGATGAAGCCACAGGCGTTCGTCGCGTCGCTGCTTGCATGGCTGGCGCGTTATCGCTGTCAGGTCATTTTCTGCGATCAGCGCACGAGCGGCAAGCTGATACACGATATTCTTTACCGTGAGGGACGTGAAATGCTGGAAAGGATGATGCTTGATGAATGCGAAACATAAAAGCGCATTAATAAAAGATATGCTTGATTTCGCTGTTGTCGCTCCGGCTTATGGGCTTGATTTTAATCGCGCCGGTTTTGCAAGATGCCCTTTTCACAATGAAAAAACGGCATCATTCAAAATCAAAGACCGGCATAGCGCACATTGCTTCGGATGCGGCTGGTCAGGCGACGTTATCAACTTCACGGGGCAATTATTCAATCTTGATTTTGGGCAGTCTATGCGAAAGCTGATAAACGATTTCAATCTGCCGATAGTCACTGACCGCAAAATGACTTTACGCGAGGACAGCGAGATCACAGCAACCTATAATGCAGCAATAACGGAATATAACAAATGCAAGCAAGCCGAAAAAAAGCTCCAGCAGCGCTATGAGCGCCTTTTATGGGTATATGCGACACTCGATAAGTGGAAACGCAAATATGCCCCTGAGAGCCCTACAGAGCCTTTAGACGAGCATTACATCATTGCCTGTAAGGAAATCGACGGTGCAGCCTACCGGCTGATGCTGTATTCATAAGGGGGATAGTATGACGAAACTGATTGACTGCAACCAATTAACGGATGAAGCCATAGCAAGCATGAACGCTGCCGAGCTTATCAATTCCGTTTTGGTTTCGTTTGATATCCCCGATGTGATAGAACGCGAACGCATACAGGCGCTTATGCAGATAAGAGCGGCAGAGGTCGGCGCAAAAGTAGTCGTTAACCGTCAGCTCGGCGCATACCGTCAAAAGGACAAGCAGCTTGAAGCCGATTTTAAAAAATCACAGGCGCAAGATAAAAACGACCTTGATCTACGCTTAAACGACAAGGGCGTACCTGTTCCGACTATCGATAATTTTCTCAAAATCATGCGCGGAAGAATGGAATATAGCAGCATTCGCTTTAATGTGCTGCGTAATTCACCGGAGATCACGCATAACGGCGAAATATGCCGATGGTCGGACGCGGACGCGGCACAAAGCCGGAATTTCTGTGAAGCCAATTACGGCCTGTACAGCGATAAAAAGCATTCCGACGCGTTGCGTATTCTATGGAAAGAACGCGAGTATAACCCTATAAAAGATATAGTCGACACTCTCGAATGGGACGGGGAAGAACGCTGTGTGCATTTCCTCTCTAAATGGGCGAAAGTCGAGGACACCGCCTATACCCGTGAGGTCAGCCGCCTGATATTCGCCGGTGGCATTAACCGGCTCTATCTGCCCGGCTGCAAGTTTGACGATGTTCCCGTACTCATCGGCGCAAAGCAGGGCGAGGGCAAATCCACGCTTGTTAAATGGCTTGCCATTAACGACAGTTATTTTTCCGAAGTAACTGAAATGGACGGTCAAAAGGCCATAGAGCAATTAGAAGGCGCGTGGATATGCGAGGTCGCGGAGCTGCTTGCGCTTACCAAAACGAAAGAGCAGGAGGCCGTTAAGTCCTACATAACACGGCAGCGCGACAAATACAGGCCGCCTTACGACGTTAACGCAATGGAGTTTCCGCGCCGGTGCATCTTTATAGGCACGACCAATAACGAACAATTCTTACGCGACAAGACCGGCAACCGCCGTTTTTACCCCGTAACAGTCAACAGCAACGGTTACGATCTTCACGACCACGAACAGGAATGCCGCGATTATATCATTCAATGTTGGGCAGAAGCGCGTGTAAAATTCGAGCGTGGCGAGATGCCAGCTTTCGCAGATCGTTCTTTGCTGTCCGAATACAAGCATGCACAGGATGAAGCAATGGAGGATGATTGGCGTATTGGCGTTATCGAACGCTATCTCGACAGCAAAACTTGCGGTGACACAGTGTGCATAAAAGAGCTCAAGTGTGAAGCACTATTTCCTGATAGTAATTTCCAATGCGACTTATCACCAAAAGAGTCTCAAGAGATTTCTCAAATCATGTCTAAGCTATCAGATTGGGAAAGGATAGGCCGAATTTACACGGCGAATTATGGCCGTCAACGCTGTTGGCGCAAGAAAAGTACAAGCTTAGCAAATGAGTGTGAATTACCGTTTTAAGCGTATTGTACAAACAAAAGCAATAAAAATAGGGCAATATGTACAAAAAAGTGGACAAGCAAAACTTACTTGTCCACCTCCTGTCCTATAACCTGTCCTACAGCTCAAGCCATTGGTACTACTATCTTTTCTCTTTCTTTAGGACAGGTAGGACAAGAAAAATAACAATAAAGAGTATCCCGTAAAATAGAGTATGGTGTACACCATATAGAAAAATGAAACACTTATATACGGAAACCAGTGGACATGCGTCCTTGTGTCCCGTTTCAAAACTCAAAAAACGGAGGTGTTCAAAATAGTCAATTTGTCAATAACTGTAAAAAATATCATCTTGCAAGCGGCGCAAAATTTGCCCTTGCAAGGCGAACAATCACCGGCCGACGAGCTGCTATATTACCAAGCACGTGAGCTCTACGACCTCCACGCTAAAGGCATGATAACCGCCGCTATAGGCGCTGAACGCAAAAACAAAATAATAGCCGCCTACATAACCAATGCCAACCGCGAGCAGCAATACACTCGAAGCAATATGCAGATCGCCGAGTTCTACAAATCAATCGAGGCCGCCGGTTGCAACTATGCCAAAAATCGAACAATCGAAAACGCCGATCAACTCTATTACGAAGTCTATCACATGATACCGAAAGGAGCAGCGTCATGAGCAAAAAACCAAACACGAAAGAAGAAGTACGAGAATTCTTAGAAATTGTTGGCGCTTTGGCCGAAGTAGCTCTCAACTTTTATCGCGCTTTAATCGCAGTTGGGGCTAATAACATCGAAGCAATCTCAATCACTCGCGCTTACTTAGCGTCATTCAATACTCCAACCAACAATTCTACAACAGAAGGTGATAACTAATATGGCAGAATCTAAATCTAAAACCAAAACTTCAACCGAAACAACAACGACCGAAATAACGCCCAAGCGCGGACGCGGCCACCCTAAAGGTGCAGGCGGTTACAAACGTCCTGACAGCACAGTGCAAGCCGAACCCGGCGATAACCGCAAATATCTCGAACACAATCTCAAGATGTGGGAGTGGCCATCGGTCGACATGAAAAAACCTGAAAACGTCCTCGAGCGTGTTACTCTCTACTTCCAAACCTGCGCTGATGACGATATGAAACCCTCTGTTGCTGGGTTGGCATTAGCTTTTGGCATTGACAGAAGAACTTTGTGGAAGTGGATAAACGGCATTCAAAGCGACTTTGTAGCCGCCGAAAGTAGAGACGCACTCAAAAAAGCGTATCAAATTTTGACCGCTCAAATGGAAAATTACATGCAAAACGGCAAGATAAATCCCGTGGCAGGAATTTTCCTTATGAAGAATAATATGGGATATCAGGACAAGCAGGAGGTCGTTGTAACGCCTAACCAGCAGTTTGGCGAGCAGATACCGGCTGAGACTTTGGAGAAAAAGTATCTTGAGGACGTGATCGGCGCGTCAGCCAGCGACTATGAAGTAGATTCCTGAGCGACTATGCCGAGCGACTATGCCGGGCTCACGACTATGATACAGTCGGACGGTGAAGCCGAACAACTCTCACTCAACTATTGGGAAAAAGCCAACGACTATCGCTGAATCGTCAGCGACTATCGAGCGACTATCAGACCGCCGCCAAGGCAAGCTCCCGCTCCGGCAGCTTTTGGCCAGAGGCACAGACAAAACCCGAAAAAGAAAACCGCCTGATCCCCAAAATATGGGGTTTGGCGGTTTTTACGTTTGCGGTGTGCTGCCTTAATAGCTGTTTATGTTAAAGGCTGTTATAATGCCGCGTAAACGGTTTTGCTGTTTCACAGTGTGTTTACACTATGAAACATAAAAACCCGCTCAAAAACGATTTGAGCGGGATATAACGCAAGTTGGCTAAGCGTGTACTATTTGAATGCGCTGCAATGCCGTTTGCGCCGTTTTTCGTTATCGGTCATA